CTAGCCGAGCAACCGAGGGCGTTTGAGGTTGCTTAGCAGGGAGGATCTGAGGGCGGCGGCATCCAGATCGATGGTGCTGATCAGGCCGGCGATGTCGGCGCGGGAAAGGGATATACGGCACGGCAGGCCGGTGAGCAGCAGCGATTCGCCGGTCGCCTCATCGATGAGCATTACGCGTACGGTGGACGGCGAGTCCATGCGGGCGCTGAATACCAGCGGCTCGAAGTGCTGCTGAATCAGTGCGAAGGCTTCCGGTTGCCTGAAACGTTTCATGGCGACAACTCCATTTGTCAGGCGCCGCATTCTAGCAGCCGGCTGGCGCATCGCCACCTCGGCAACTGCCAACTCTGCCACAGGCTGGAGCGATCTCATCGAGCAACCATCAACGAACGGCCAGGCGGGACAACGCACCAAAATTGCGCCCGTTTGGGTTTGCTTGCGGCGTGCGTGGCAGTTGCGCTGAAGTGACTACGAAGGCGTCGCTTTCGGGGAGGTCGCCTGCGCTCGCATGATCGTGATGGGAACAATATGGGAACACTCACACCCGCTTTTCCATACCGCAGAAACGCTGAAGGCCCCGGAATACGGGGCCTTCAGGTTTTCAGATGGCGGAAGCGCAGAGATTCGAAATCATCGCACCGCCGCCTTGCGGCGTTGATTTCAAAGGAGTTTTTTTCACGTGAGCCGCCAATGGGACCATTTTGGGACCATCCCTGGTCCCGGCACATACGAAAAAGCCCCGGAAACCGGGGCTTGTGGCGGTTTTGGAGCGGGACCGGCTACAGCTTCAGCTGTCGCTCGATAAGGCTGGTCATGTCGGCCGCGTCGTTGCTGATCCACTTGCCGTAGTGCTTGTGGATCATCGAGGTGGACGTGTGGCCCATATGCTCGGCAATCCAATCAAGCGGCACCACGCCGCTGGTGAGCATCTGGCTGGCGAAGGTGTGCCGGCAGTTGTTCGGCCCGCGATGGCGAACGCCCGCTGCCTTCAAGTGACCGTTCCACCACCCGTTGCGCATGTTGTCCGAGGTCGAGTACGCCTGATTGGTGTGCGAGTTATGGAACACGAACCGCAGGTACTGCTTGCGCACCGTTCGGTTATCCCGATCGGTGGTCTCAACCTCGACCTTTGGCAGCTTCTCCGTGCGCTCAGCCTGCTCGCGTAGCGCTTCCAGGGCAGGCTTCAGCAGCTTGACCTTGCGCGTCGAACGGCGCGTCTTCGTTACCTTGTAGGCGCTGCGCACTCTCGCCCGGCGGAACGTCACTTCGCCCTTCGCCAGGTCAACATCTTCCCAGGCCAACGCGATCGCCTCGCTCACCCGCGGGCCAGTCCAGAGCATGAACTTGATGAGGGCCAGCTCCTGCTCACGGCCAGGTGATGGGGTGCCGAGGATCGCATCGATCTCCTTGCGCTCGAACGGATCGGGGTCTTCATCGTCCGGCAGCCGAATCACGATGCCCTCCGTTGGGTCGAACGCCACGGCATTGGTGGTCCGGTACAGCTGGTAGATCTGCCGCACGATCGCCACGATCTCGCGCACCGTCTTGTTGTGCAGCTTGGGCATCAGCCCTTTCTGCACCCACCGCTGCATCTCCACAAAACTGATGTCCTCTGCCTGGCGCTCACCCCACTGCCCCCTGATATGGCAGTTGATCTTGCTCTCGTGGCCATCCATCGAGGACTTAGCCAGCTCGTTGCGCTTGATATCCAGCCAGAGATCAATCCAATGGCCGAACGTGCCCTCCTTCACCCGCGCCGAGTCGGGGAAATACCGTGCGTAGCTGAACGTCCCGGCCTGAATTTCGTGCTTGATGATCGCCACTAGCCGCGCCGCCTTCTCAAGGTTGCCCGGCGTCGGTGGGCCAGGAAACGGCTCCTTACAGCGCTTGCCCTGCCACCGAAAGTCCACGCGCACGGAGTTCCCGCGCACCTCAACTCCATCTGCCATATGCGTCCCCACGCGAAACCAAGCGGGCACGGTACCGGTGCCGCACCCGCAGCAATAGAAAAAGGCCCGTTGCCGGGCCTCGAATTGGTTGGTGTGATTTCTAGATCGACCTGGTGCTGCTCACGACCTCATCCATTCGCTACATCTACCTCTTCCAGCGTTGCGACCATGTTGGCGCGAACCAAAGCTGAAGCTACCGGTGGGCAGACGCTGTTCCCGCACATGCGGACTTGAGCTGCTTTGCTGAGCTTCTTTCCGCCGGCGGTGCGGTCGTGGATGTAGTCGGCCGGGAAGCCCTGGGCGGCGAACAGCTCGTGCGGTTCGAGCATGCGCATGCCGATGTCGACGATCTGGTAGGGCTCGCCCTTGACCATCACTAGGCCCAAGCGATGCTTGGTGGTGACGGTGTGCAGCGGGTCTGTCAGCGGTTGGCCTACGCCTGTGTCGTAATACTTGAGCAGGAAGGCGCGAACTTCGCCCATATGGCCGCCGGTGGTCAGCGTGTGGACTGGCTCGCGCAGGTCCTGGCCGATGCAGTTGTTGCGCAGCTTTACCAGGTGGCTGGTCACCAGCGCGTTGTGATCGACGGTGGTCGCAGTCGGCAGCGGGCTTTCCAGGCTGCTGCCCGGGCCGGTGTAGTTGCCGCCGTAGTGCTTGGCGAGGAAGGCGGCGACGAGCGCATGCTTGCCGCCACCGGCGACAACGGTGCCGAGTGGCTTGTCGAGCCCCGGCACGCGGGGTGCTTGGCCTTTGCGTTCGCCATAGCCTACCTGCACCAGGGTCGGCGATACGACCGCAAAGTGCCCGCCTTTCACCTGGGCGCAGATGGTGCGCAGCGGCGCATCGGCCGGCATGTTGCGCTGCGTGCTGCCGTTGGCGTGCTCCGTGATGAACGGCGCGAGAGTCGGAACGACGATCCCGGTACCAAGCTTGCTTGTAATGGTCTGAAGTGGTTCATCCAGAGACTGACCTCGGAAGTAGTCGTACCCGTGGTTGACCTTCACCAGAAACGGTTCGCTCGACTCCAGTACATAGCGCTGAATGCCGCGGGCGATCCGGCGCAGGGTGTTCTCGGCCAGTGGCTTCTTGCGAGTGAAGATCGACGGGCAAGGCAGCGACCAGTCGATGATCTCCGCGGCGGTGCGCCAGGGCTTCAAGCGCTTGGCCTTGACCGCTTCGCTCGCCGGGTCCCCGTGGGTGGGCTCGGGCCAGACGATCGGCTGGCCGTCGCAACGGGCGATGAGAAACAGGCGCTTGCGGATGGTCGGGGCGCCGTAATCGCAGGCGCGCAGCTCGCGCCAGTCCACTTGGTAGCCGAGGCGGCGAAGTGCGTTGACGAAGCTGGAGAAGGTGCGGCCCTTGTTCTTCGGGCAGGGGCGGCCATCGGTGGCCAGCGGCCCCCACGTCACGAACTCCTCGACGTTCTCCAGCATGATCACCTTCGGCTTGACCGTGGCGGCGTAGCGGATGGCGACCCAGGCGAGGCCGCGGATCTCCTTCTTCACCGGGGCGCCGCCCTTGGCCTTGCTGAAGTGCTTGCAGTCCGGCGAGAACCAGCAGAGATCGACCGGTCGACCGTCGACGACAACGCGCGGGTCGACCTCCCAGACCGATTCGCAGAAGTGCCGGGTGTGCGGGTGGTTGATGTCGTGCATGGCCACGGCTTCGGGGTCGTGGTTGATGGCGATGTCGACGGGGCGGCCAAGGCCCAGCTCAATGCCAGTCGAGGCCCCACCGCCGCCGGCGAAGTTGTCGATGACCAGGCCGTTGAAGTTGAACGCCGGTTGCGGGTGGATGCGGAATACGTTGGCGTTCGTGCTAGCCTTCGAACCGCCTCCCTGGGTGTGATGTGCTTGCATGGTGCTTCTCCTTGGGTTGGTCAGGCCCTGGTGAGTTGCCGCTCACCGGGGCCTTCTTGTTTTCAGCGTGCGATCAGCAGGAACAGATCCGGCAGGTGGTTAGCCGCGGTCAGCAAGCCGGCCAGGCCGGTGCCGATCCAGCCGGTCATGGCCAGTCGGGCGCGCAGGCTGAGGCTCGGTTCGTCATCGTCGTAGTGGTTAGCCATGAACCAGCTCCTTCAGCTCCACTTCGTCGAACCCTGGTACCTCTACGTCGGCTGCAACGCAGCGGATTCCGCACCATCCGAACGGGCTTTCGGGTACCGATCCGCCCCATCCCTCCAGGTCATGTAGATCTTTGGTCCAGTAAGGGCCGGGGTTGTCGCCGAATATCGGGCCCTTGGTTTTCTCACTGAAATAAGCACCGCCTTCGCTCAGCATCACCCGGATAAGCGTTGAGCCAGCGAGGCGGATAACGGCCAATACTGCGTCTCCGGACTCCTCGTTGAGCCGGCTCCGATGCTCGAACCAGAAGTTGTTGATCTCCTCGGCGCGCTCGGGGGTCAGGACGCTGTGGTCAACTTCTAGGGTGACGCTGTAGTCCTTCCAGGACTCCTCGACGGTATATCGCTTGATGTGCGGTATCACTTGCATGGTGCTTCTCCTTGGGTTGGTCTGCTTACTCGCCAGCCTTGTTGGCCAGCGTGTACAACGTGTGGCTCGAAGCGGCGTCGGGTAAGCGATCTGCACTCGCTACACCTTCCTCGTCGAACCTGATGAGCAGCCCGCCTTCACGGAACGCGTCTGGCAGTTGTTCCCCCATCTTTTCAGCCGCATCGGATGCCTGAAGCCATACGGGCCCGAGCGCTCGCAGCTTGTCGGTGAACGCCTGCTTTGCTTTCGCCAGGTCGCGTTCCGCCTCGAGAACTGAGTCGTTGGCGTAATCAAGAAAGAAAAGCGCCTCCTTGAGTGCTGAAAACGGCTTGGGCTCGGTGGTTTTTTCGTCTTGCATGGTGCTTCTCCTTGGGTTGGGTGTTGCTCGACCGATCAGGCGTTGCAGCGCCCGGTCGGGTCGGGGTTCTGGAAGATCCAGCACTTCACGGTGGTGCCGCGCTGGCTGAGGTGGTTGCGGCGGTTGAAGGCCGCGCGCACGGCGCTGTCCACGCCCTTGTTGTGCATGAGGTATTTGCGCGAGCGGCTGTTGGGTAGCAGGGTGCGCAGCGTGCCGATGTCGGCGATCTTCTGTTTGTGGTCGGCGGCGCGCTCGCAGAACTCGTTGAGGTTCACGGCGATCACGTCCGGCTTCTTGGAGTGGTCCACCACCGGGTCTTCGCTCAGGCCCTGCAGGTAGTCGAACGCCTCCCAGAATTCGGCCACCTCAGCCGGGTCGGCATTGACGGCGGTCTGGCGAGCCAGCGCCATAGCCACCAGCTCGCGCTGGGCGCCGGCGTGCTGCCGATCGGTGAGCGGAATGATCAGCCGCAGGCAGTCGACCAGGGCGAGCAGCTGCGCGTGGTTCTTGATGATTCGCTCGATGCGGATCTCTTTCAGCTCGCGCAGGGCCTGCTCGTGCACCTTCACCTGGGCGCGGAAGGTCTCCAGCACCTTGCCCTCGGCCCGGGCGGCCATCAGCAGGAAGTGGCTGACGTCCATCGCGCTCAGGTGGTTGAGGTTGTCCGCTGCGGCCCGGCTGGCGGCGGTAACCTCGGGCCGCACGAAGTGCAACTTCACGATCCGGGTGAGGATCGCCTCGCTGGCCATCACCGTGGCGTTCTGGCTGATCACGATGGTGCCGCGGAACGGTGGCTCATAGGTCTCGTTGCCGGCGGTCTTCACACCGGTCACGCCCAGGGTGCCGCCGTTGAACAGCGGTTTCAGCTCGTCCCAGTCATAGGCCTTGGCGGCGCCGCGGTCGTTGTCGCTGCGGTCGGCCTCGAGCAGTACCAGCGGCATGCCGGACACCTGGCCCATCCACCGGCGCAGGCCGGCCTTGGACATTTTCGAGGGGTCTTTGCCCTCTTCGTCCGGGCGGCCGAACAGCTTCCAGAGGAACATCAGCAGGGTCGACTTGCCCGCGCCGGCCTCGCCCGTCACTTCCAGGAAGGGAAAGCTCTGGTACTCGTCGCGGATCTGCTCGGCGAACAGCGAGCCGAACCAGAACGCCAGCGCGACGATGCCCTGGGTGCCGAAACAGGTCCACAGCCATTCGAGCCACTCGGCACGGTAGCCCTCATCGGTACGGGCGATTTCCAGGCGGATCGACTTCTGCAGCGTCTTCAAACGCAGCTGTTTGAACTCGAAATAGTCCTCCTTGTTGGCCTGCTCGAGCACGCCACCACGCACGGCCAGGTCGCCGAACACGTAGCAGCTGTGTTCCTTGCTGTAGCCGATGTAGTCGATGGTCTTGACGGTTTTCAGGCCGTAGAGCTGGTCGCGCATGATGCGGTCGAGGTGCGCACCGGTACCGGTGAACACCGCGCCGGCGGCCATGCCGAGCAGGCGCTTTTTGAACTCGCTGGCCGCTGCCACCTGGCCGCCGGTGAAGGTGTTGCGCACCGTCGGCTCGTCATGGGGGAAATCCACGCGGAAGTAGTACCAGGACTCGTCCGTCACCTCGTTGCGCTGGAAGTACAGCGCCTGCGGGTAGCAGTTGGCGATTTCGACCACCGCGCCGCACTGGCGCAGGGCCTTGTCGCGGCGCTGGCGGTCGTTCAGCTGCTGATCTTCCTGGCGCTCGGAGTCCTCCAAGCCCTGCATGGCCTTGTTGAACTTGTCGATATCCATCTTGAACCAGTAGAGGCGGTTCTCGAACGCGAAGTGGAATTCATGCCGCTCGCGCCACTCGTACATCAGCGCGCCCTTCTCTGCCGCGCTTTCGGCCAGCAGCAGGCTGCCGTGGTAGCGCGCCTCGCGCAGGTCGCGCTCGATCTGCTCCTCGCGCTTGTCGTCGCCCTCGATGAAGGCCCAGCGCTGGTGGAGGTCGTTCCAGTCCACCTTGCGGTCGCGCTGCGGGATCTGCGCGGCCGCGCAGGTAAAGCCCAGCTCGCGGGCCATCTTCGCCCAACGGCGGGTGTAGCGATGCGCCCCCGGCTCGTTGTCCAGCGCCCAGACCAGCCGCGGCAGCTTGCGCCCGGCCTCAGCGCGGGCCTTTACCAGCGCCTTGAGCGACTCGGCCGGGAAGGCGTTGCTGCTCATGGCTGACACGGCGTCGAGTTCGTGGTGCAGCAGCGCGATGGCGTCGAAGATGCCCTCGACGATCCACAACTCATCGACCTCGAGCAGGTCCACAGTCGGCGGGCACCACCAGTAGCCTTTCATGCTCTGGCCAGGGGCGAAGCGTGCCTTCTGCTTGCCGAAGCGGTGCGGGCGGTCGATCAGCCGCTCCCAGTAGCCACCCTTCTCCAGGGGGAAGCGCACCGTGGCGCTGCCCTGGACGAGTTCGCGGCTCCAGTAGTTCTCCTGGCTGTACCAGCCGCGGATCATGCCCAGGTCGAAGCCACGGGCGAACTGCAGGTAGGCATCAGCGCTGGCTGCCGGCGCCTGCTCGGTGCTCGGTGCGCGCTTGCTCCAGTCGTCGAACAGGTCGTCGAACAGCTCTTTCACGTGCCACTGCTCGCCGCACTTGCTCTCCCGGCCGCATTTGATGAACCACGGCTGGTCGTAGCGCGAATAGAGCTCCTTCTTGCCGCAGCTCGGGCACGTGCCGCCGCGCATGTAGTCGGTTCCGGCGCGGCGCTTGAGGCCGAAGTCGCCCTCGAACCGGCGCAGCACCTCTTCGCGGATGTGGCGGTCCATGTCTTTCATTGGGCCGCCCCCCATACGAATTCCTGCATCTCTTCCCGTAGCGCCTTGTGCTCTTCGCAGGTGATCACGTCGGTCTCCAGCAGAGCGCTGAGATAGCCGCCCAAGCGGCAGATCATGCGAAATTTCTCGTCGTAGTCGCGCGCCTCGACCAGCTCAGCCAGCTGCTGCTTAAACATGTAACGCGCCGGGTCGGCCGCAAGCGCCTCGCAGGCGGGCATCGGGTGAGTGCTCATGCCTTAGCTCCTTGGCGGGCTTTCACCAGCTCACGCATGGTGCGGTTGAGGCCGGCTATGTGCGGGTGGTCGCGCAGGATCTTCGGGCCGCGTTCGCCCTGCGGGGTGAAGCGGTAGCGATCGTCGTACCAGCAGGCAGCCATCAGCTGCTCGTACTGGCTGGTCAGCCAGCGCAGATAGGCCTCGGCCTGGGCGGGCTTCAGCTGGATATGGATGGAAACGTCTGTACTCATGGGGCCACCGTTCGGGCGCAACTTTCCCCTACCCGCGCAAAGGCGGGCATGGGCTTGGGTCAATTCAGGGGGTGATCAGTGAGTGGCTGCTGCAGCCAGCGGCGCCGCGGGCGGCTGCAGGCGCGCCGGCAGGTGACGAAGGGGGATTAATACCGCCTCGCCCGAAAAAAAATTGATCAGGGCAACGCGGGTTTCGTCTGTGCCGGAGGCGTAGTCGATGCCGATCACCGGGCGCTTGAGGCGTTCCAGTTCGCCCATGGCGAGGTGTACCAGGCGGTCAGCCATGAATGCCGGCACCTCCAGCGAGTTGACCAGGTAGCCGACAGCACGCTCGAACAGGTGGCCATCGTCAGTCAGATGCTCGCCCTGGTGGCGCTGCAGAAAGGTCAGCGCGGCGCGCTGCATGCTCGCCCGGTATTCCTGGGCGTCGTTGAGGGTCGAGACGTTCATGCGGTTGCTACCTCCGGTTCCATTTGGTCGAGCATGTCGAGCTGATCGGTCTTCTCGCGGCCGTCGCGCAGTGCCTGCATGCGCAGCACCGATGGCGCCACCGGCAGTACCACGCGTGGTGCGTCCAGCCCGGAGGGGCTGAGCGCGTGATCCCAGGTCAGCGACCCGGCGTAGGTCGCGCCGCAGGCCATGTTCATGCACTGCGCGTACATCGTCTTGAACGTCGGCGTTTGCGCCTCGCTGTTGCGGATGCGCATGCGCTGGCCACAGGCCGGGCATAGGCATTTGTATCCGCCGTTATTGGCTACGCTCACTTCCCCTCCCCAAACCGCAACGCGGCTTACTTCTTAGTTCTGGCCTGGCTCGCGGGCCTTGTGCAGCAGGATTACCGCGTGTACTTCCGAGTGCCGCGCCGCCATGTGCTGGCGGTGGGCGTCGAGGATGGCGCGGGCCTCCCCGTCATCAATCTCGCCGTTGCCCAGCGCCTCGGCGATGATCCGGTCCACTGCCCCGCGCTTGACGGCGGTTTTCATGCAGCGTTCAAACAGCTCGATGTTGTCCAGCTCGTCCGGGTTGGCGACCGGTACGAACAGCCCGCCATACAGTGCGGCGACGTAATCAGGGAAATGCGTGGTGCCGGCCTGCTGCTCGAGCATGTGGATCTGCTCGTCCGAAAGCGGCCGGCTGCCGGCGTTCTCGTACAGATGGTTGTCCAGCTTCTTGAGCGGCAGGCCCAAACGGGCTGCAGCGCATTCACGGCCGCCCGGGTAGTCGCACACCACAGCGCTCATCACTTGCCGGCGGGTATCTAGAACGGTGCGCTTCATCTTCTGGTTTCTCGCTGGGCCAGTTGCCATTACTTTGAAATCACGGCGCCGATGTCAGTGGCGCGGCGCCCGTACTCCTCGGGCACCTCGACCACACCTTCCTTGATGCCCAGCAGCACAGCGGCGCGGTGGGACTCGCCACGGGTGCCCTTCTTCACACCGGAGAGCACCTGGTAGCAGGTGAACGGATCAAGGCCGTGCTCGCGGGCGAATTCCTGGACGGTCTTGCCCTGTTTGGCGAGCCATTCCTTCGCTTGTTTGGGGGTGCGTGTGGCTGGCATGATTCAAAACCATTCAAATCTGTTCAATGTGGCGACAGATTATTCAACGAGCGTTGAACTGTCAACACACAAAGGGGTCGTTTTGTTGAATATCGGCGAAAGGCTGAAGGAAGAGCGTGCGCGCCTGGGCCTGAACCAAGGTGAATTCGCGGCGCTCGCGAAGGTGTCGAAGACCACCCAGTTCAACTATGAGAAGGGCGAGCGAAGCCCGGATGCTGCTTATCTCGCCACCGTGGCAGCCGCTGGCGTTGACGTGCTGTACATCCTCACTGGCCAGCGCTCCGCACCCAACGAAACGGCCCTCACAACCGAAGAATCCGCAGTTTTAAACGACTACCGATCGATGCCCGGAAGCGACCGCGCCGCAGTGAGGCGCATGACCTCAGCGCTGGCAGAATCGGCTGGGCGGTATCAAACCGAGAAATAAGCAGCACACATAAGGAGCTGGCATGGAAGCTTTCGTAGGTTTGGCGTTGGTCGCCATTGGTGTGGCCATATTCGTGGCTCTGGTTCGGCGCACCAATCGCAAGGGCGCCGCCCTGATGGCTCAGTCGAAGCCGTGGGAGGCTCACAAGCCGCAGCCGCTCAGCAGTGCTCAACGCAAGCGCCTCGAACTTGGCTCTGCTTCTCCATCCCCTTCAGATCAACCAGTCCGCCGCGCCCCTGATCACACCGCTGCACCAAGCCGCGCCATGCGTACCGGCTGGCGCCTGGGCGAAGTTGCTTTCACCTACGAAGACTCAGTGGGTGATGTCACCTATCGCACGGTCACTGTTCACTCAGTGACGGCCACCTATCTCAAGGGGGAATGCCACGACCGCCAAGCGGAGCGAACATTCAAGATCGAACGCATCATCGGCGACGTGGTGGATCTCGACACTGGCGAAATCCTGCGACCTCGAAGCCTTGCGCGGCACTTCGCCTGAGCTGACCTCTACCTGTAAGGAGCTGCCGCATGACCCCAGCCGAAGCCACCGTCGAAGATCTGCCAGCCGCCTTCGGCGCCCGCCTGGCCGAAGAGCGCAAGCGCCTGTGTCTGGAACTGCACGAACTCGCCCACCTCGCCGGCATCACCGACTACATGCAGAAGCGGTTCGAAAACGGCACCTCCACCATCCCCATCGACTACCTGCAGGCGCTGGCGGCCCGCACCGATGCGGATGTGCTCTACATCATCACCGGCACCCGTAGCCGCTGAGTCCAGACACATAAGACAAGGAGCGTCACCATGCGCAACCTCCTACTCGGCCTGCTGCTGGCCGCCCCGCTCGCCCTCGCTGCACCGCCCAAGCTGATCAGCGCCGAAGAATTCGGGGCCGCCTGGCCATTCGTACCGGAAGAAATGCACCTGCAGTGCCTACCTGGTAATGCCGTGGTCGTGACTGACCCCGAGACGGGGCGCATGTATGGATTGAACGGCCCGGCCAATGCGAAGGCGCGGCAGCTTGGGCTGGATCCGTTGGATGGCGCGTGGGCTGAAAACAAAACCATTCCAGGACTAAAGCAGAGCGTCGGGCCAGTGATCGAGGCCGGGCTGAAGCTCTGCCGCTGAGGCGCTTGGGTTCTCCGCAATCGAGGGTACGGTTATTTTTCGTATCCACAGGAGTGACCCAATGAGCAGTAACGCCAACCTACCCATCGCCCCGATCACCGCCCAAGAACGCGAGGTGCTGCGCCTGTTTCGGCAGCTGTCACCGCAGGACCAGCAGCACCTGCTGCGCCTGCTGGATGCGTTGGCGAGTACGCCCGGTTGACCCTGAGCCCGGCCAGTGCCGGGCTTCTCGTTACATGCACATCGGCGCCTCGCCCTGCTCCGCCCATTGCTCATCGATCAGCTCCCAGGCCGAGCGCACGGGCTCAGCCGGCGGTTCGGGCTGGGTCAGGCGTTCGCTTGCTGAATCCGCTTCCATTCCCGCTCCACGGCGCGCTGGGCGCTGCTCTTCTCGGCGTACAGGTGCAGCAGCCGTTTGGGGCTGGTCTGGTCGCCTTCGGTGAGTTTCCGTTGCTCGCCGGCCTTCTCGTCCCGGTACCACGCCAGCACGCCGGTGTAGTTGCCCGTCTCGGCCAGGTCCGCAACGTCATCCGCGTCCGGCAGCTTCGATTCCAGCTCCAGGGCGGTGGTGTAGCTGTCCGGCGTGAAGCTGTGCTGGACGTTGGCGCCGAGCCAGACCACGGCGTCGATGTCGGCCTTCACGCCGATCAGGCTGTAGGTAAGTTCGGGGATCAGCTCCGGCCGGCCCTTTGCCAGGGTGTAGCTGAGCGTCGCGGTACCGCGCTGCAGGCGGGACCACTCGGCGCGGGCGGCTCGCAGCGCGGCCTCCTGGTCGGTGTAGGTGTGGCGCAGGTCCTTGAGGTTGTCGCCGCCGCCGGCGATGGCTTCCTTCTTCTCGGCGCTGTTGAGCTCGTAGTAGTAGGCGCGCACGCCGCTGTAGCTGTCGCGGTCGGCCTGCAGGTAGCGGTGGCCGTCGCCATCGGCGCGGGTGAGCGTGATGTGCGGCAGCGAGGCGCCGCTGGCGGTGGTGCTTTTGCCGGCCGGCATGAACAGCAAGCGCCCGGCCTTGATGCTGGCAATAGCGTCGAACTGCTGGCCGAGGCGGCTGAGCAGGTTGGCGTCGGACTCGTTGGCCTGGTCCACCTGGGCGAGCTGGATGACCGACAGCGCGGCGCTGATCACCGGGCTGAGCCCGTAGGCGGCGGCTACGGTCTGGACGATGGTGCCGAGGGTCTGACCGCTCCAGCTGCGCTCCTTCTTGGATTTGAGCCCCTCGCGCAGATCGGCGCTACGGGCGCGGATGGTGAGCATGTCCGGCGCGCCGCTGTGCTCGACCTCGTCCACGGTGTAGCTGCCCTTGTCCACGAGGCCCGTGTCGTGCCAACCGAGCCACAGGCGCACCACGGCGCCGCGTGGCGGGATGGCCAGCAGGCCGTCATGGTCGCTGAGGCTGATGCTGAGCTGGTCGGCCTCCATGCCGCGGTTGTCGGTCAGCTCGATGCTGATGAGCCGCTGCTCGATGGCGCTGGTGATGTCCTGCCCGTTGACCACCACGCGGCAGATCGGCTGCGGGTAGGCGGTGGCGTCGCGGTACTTGTCCGCGGCCTGGCCGAGCAGGCTTTTGCCCTGGGCGATGATGGTGTCGATCAAAACAGCAGCCTCCGCAGGATGTTGCCCGCCGTGCTGATGGCGCTGCCGAGCAGATCCACCCGGCCGTCATCGATGCGTTTGAGCGTGAGGGTGAACTCGATGCGCCGCGCCTGGCCGTCGCGGAAGAACAGCGTGCGGGTTTCGCTCAAGGATTCGATGATCCAGGTGCCGTAGATTTTCCCGGTGCCCTCCACCAGCGGCCACGCCTTGCCGGTGTCAGCCATGGTGCGCAGCGTGTCGAGGCTGAGCTGGGTGCCGGCCAGCGCGGGCAGCAGTACGCCCGGCAGGGTGATGCTGTCATCACCACGGCCGAGGTACTGGCGCGCCGGGTTGGTGCCGATGCGTGGGGTGCTGCCGTGCCGCCATTCGGTCTGGCGCTGGAATTCCTGGTAGGCCAGGGTCTCCAGCGAAAAGACGAACATGCCGAGGGCCATCATCATGGTCTGCTACTCCTGGTAATCAGTCCTGGTCGAATAGGGATGAGCGCGCCCGGGCGCCGCGTTCACGCTCGCGCTTGTCCAGCTCGGCGGCTACGGCGCGGGCGATCGCGTTGGCGTCCTGCCCGGGGGCCGCGTTGATGGTGATTTTGATGCTGGCCGGGCCGCTCTGCGCAGCAGCTGGCGAAGCAGCACGCGCGGCAAGCGGCGGGCGCGTATCGAACGCCACGGGCTCTGCTGCTGCGGGCATGGCACCGACCGCAGCGCTTAGGCCTATCGCCCCAGCAGCGGTCAGGCGCTTGGCGGTATCGGTGAGCTGCGACAGCGGACCACGTTCACCGGCCTGCAGGCCCTGCTCGAGGCCAGCCATGGTGAAGCCGCCCAGCTCTGCGAACACGCGCGACGGTGAGTGGATGCCGAGCTTGTCCTTGAACCAGCCGATGCTGCTGTCCGCCGCGCCAACCACGGCGCCCTTGACCGCGCCGGCCGCGTTCTTGATGCCGTTGGCTAGGCCCTGCATAAGCATGCCGCCGAAGTCGGTGAACTTGGCCGGCAGATCCACACCCAGATAGCCGAGCACACCGGCGAACGCGCGGTAGAACAGGCCCAGGGGGCTGAAGTTGACGATGGTGGCGGCGATGCCACTGAGCCCGCCGCTGAACCCGGTTTTGATCTCTGCCCAGAGGCCGAGGAAGTACGGGGCGACCTTGTCCCAGTTGCGGTAGATCAGGTACGCACCGCCGGCGATGGCGGTGATGGCCAGGCCGATGGGGTTCATCGCTAACGCACGGCCAATGAACAGGATGCCCTTGCCCACCAGCGGCAGCGCCGTTTTGCCCAGGTTGAACAGCGTGCCGGCCAGCCCGGCGCCCTTGATGCCGAACAGCGTCATGCCGTAGCGCAGCATCGCGAACGGGCCGAGGATGCTGGCGATCGCCAACGTCAGCCCGCCCATGCCAGCCATGAGGATCCCGACGCCGGCGGCGGTCTTGACGATGTTGGCGGCCAGCTTGGGGTTCTCGGCGATCCAGCCCTTTACACCACCGATGATGCCGGTGAGCGTTTGGGTGATCTCGCGCATGGGGCCGTTCTGCTGCTCCTGCAGCTGGATGCCGAGGTCTTCCCAGGCACTGCCCATGGCGGACAGATCGCCGCGCAGGTTATCGGCCATGGTCTTGGCCGTGGCGCTGGCTTCGCCCTCGGTGGCCTTGAGGGTGCTGACGAACTCCTGCAGCGCGCCGCTGCCGGCCTGCTTGACCAGCACTTGCAGGCCCGCGACCGCTTCTTCGCCCGCGATGCCCTTGAGCAGGCCGGCACGGTCGGCGTCGCCCATGTTCTTGGTTTTCTCGTAGATCTCCTGCAGCACGGTCGGTACGTCGCGCAGGTTGCCCTGGGCATCCTTGGCGCTGATGCCGAGTGTGTCCAGGGCTTCTGCTGCTGCCTTGGGCGGCGCGCTCAGGCGGTTGAGGATGGCGCGCAGCGCGGTACCGCCCATGCTGCCCTGGATACCGGCGTCACCCAGCTTGCCGGCCATGGCGGCAACGGTTTCGAGATCCTGCCCCACGGATGCGGCGACGGGCGCGGCGTACTTCATCGTCTCGCCGAGCATCTGCAGGTTGACGTTGGAGCGGGTGAAGGCGCCGACCAAGACGTCACCCAAGCGCCCGGTTTCGCTCGCCTGCAGGTTGAAGCCGGTGAGGATGTTGGAGGCGATGTCCGCCGTTTCAGCCAGGCCACTGTCGCCGGCCTTGGCGAGATCCAGCATGCCGGGCATCGCCGCCTGGATGGATTCGGCCTTGAAGCCGGCCATGGCCAGAAAGCCCTGCGCGTCGGCGGCCTGCCCTGCGGTGAACTGGGTGTTGGCGCCAAGCTGGCGGGCCTGCTCGCGTAGCGCTGCCATATCTTCGGATGCGGCATCCAGACGGGTCAGGGACTGGACCTTGCTCATGGCGGCGTCAAATTCCAGCCCCGGTGCCATGACCTTCGCGCCGGCATAGAGGATGCCGCTGCCGGTCGCCAGCCCGCCCGCGCCGGTGGCGGCCATGCTGCCGGCCAGTTGCTGGGTGCGCTCGTACTGGGCCTTGGCCTGGCCGAGGCGCTTCTGCTGGGTGGTGAGCTGTTTGAGGCGCTGCTCCTGTTGAGCCAGCGTCTTGTTGGTGCTCTCGACACGTTGGCGCAGCTCACGTTCATGCTGGCCGAGGTTGCGGGTGCTGATGCCCGCCTCGCCCAGCTTGCCGCGAAGGCCCTGCAGCTCGCGCTGCTGCTCGTTGTGTTTCTGCTTGAGGGCGTGGCCCTGGCGGACCGCGCTCTGGAATTCACGCGTCAGCGCCTTGGTGGGCGTGGCGGTGCTGGCCAGCTCGCGGGACAGCGCCTTGACGCGCTCGCGGTTGGCTTGCATAGCGCCGCCGGTTTGGTCGGCAGCGCCCTTGAGGTTGCGGAATGAACTGACGTCCTTTTGCTGGGCCTGCAGGCCCTTGAGTTCGCCACGGGTGTCCTTGAGGGCACGGCCCAGGCTGGTCGCGCCGCTGGCAATGGTGCGCAGCGGGCGCGTGGCGTTGTCCAGCGCCTGGAGGTTGACCTTGAGGTTCAGATCACGCGCCATGCGTGCGCTCCCATCGTTCGATGGCGCGCTCGCGCCAGTCCATCAGTTCATGCAGGGGCATGGCGTTCATCTGCTCTGGTCCCCAGTGGAACACCAGGGCGATGTCCGCCATCACGTCGTCTACGCTTCTTGGGATTCCAGCGCCTTCACGCGCTTCCAGTTCAAAAAACCGGCGATTTCATCCGCGCAGTCGTACAGGTCGGCGGGGTCCATCGCGGCGACTTCCTGCTCGGTCAGGCTGGGCTGACTGATGCGCGGCACCAGACGGATAGTGGCGCTGACGTCGCCGTTGAGCAGATCGGTCAGCTTGAGGCCACGCAGCTCGCCGGACGCTGGCTTGCGCAGGACGATCTCGGCGATTTCAGTATCACCACGCTTGATTGGCGTGCTGAGCGCGATGGGTTCGCTGGTCTTGCTCATGGGTGTGCTCCTTGGGGTTGGGGTTGCCGCAGCGCTTAGCGGCTGCGGCGGGTTGCGAAACGGTGGGCGCTGGCCGTGCATGGCTTATAGGCCGATGGCCTTGCGGTGCTCGGCGAGCATGTCCTTGCCGTTGACCTTGAAGACGAAGTTGAGCAGGTCGATCTCGATCTCCTCGTTGCCATCCACGCTGAGCTTGTAATAGGTGCAGGTGGTGGTGATGGAGTGCTCGGTGTCCTCGCCGGCCTCGGCGTCGCCGAAGTCGATCTCCTCGTGCCGGCCGCGGGCAACTACCTCAACGGCGGTCACGGCGCCGGTGTCGTCCTGTTGTACGGAACCGGCCCAGCGCAGCATCACGCCGTCCGCTTTCACAGCGCCGAACTGGCGCAGCACGGTCAGGTCCCAGCCGCCGAGGGTCCATTCGATCTGAATGCCGTCGTCGGAGTGGCCCATGTCGACCTTCACCGGGCCGTCCATGCCGGCGCCGCGCCAGTCTTCGAACTTGCGGCCGAGGGTCGGCAGGGTGACGGACTTGCACTGGCCAACGTAGCTGTTGCCATCGTTGAACAGGTTCATGTGCTTGAGTTTCTTGGGCAGGGCCATGGCTGGGCTCTCCTACGGCGCGGCCGGGGCCGCGCGGGTCAATGGGGTCAGGCGGTGATGCCGGCGGCGAAGTCGACCAGGTAGCGGTCGGTGATGCGCTGGCGCAGCAGGAGGTTTTCCAGCGGCGGCACGGGGGTGTAGTCGTAGTCCAGGAACAGCTTGCCGGCCTTGAGGGTGTCCTTGTCATTGGCTGCCTCATCGAACCAGCACTGCCCGTCGATGATGTAGCCGCCGCGCTTTAGTTCGCGGAACTTGGCGTTGATGCCCTCGACGATGTCGCGCACCAGGGAGGCGTGCATGGGCTTGTCCACCGCCCAGAAGTGCCCCTCGGCCATGGTGTCTGCCAGCACCTGGGCGGTGCGGGTGTAGTTCTCGAAGGCGAACAGCGGGTCGGCGCTGGTGGTGCGCGAGCCCCAGAAGCGGAAGCCGTCGCGGCGGATCAGGGTGGTGACCTCGTCGGCGTTGAGCAGGCCGGCGTCAGTCGCCGGGTTCTGCAGGTCGAAGTAGATGTCCTTGCTCAGACCCGACACGCCGTTGACCGGCACGTTTGAGAGCGTTTTGTGCCAGCCGACCTGCTCGTCCAGCTTGGCTCGCAGACCCAGGGCGCGGGCGATCGCGCTGGCCTGCGCGTTGGCGTTCGCTACGGTGTCCCAGGAGACGAAGTCCGGCCAGATGAGCATCAGCTCACGCGCACCGAAGCCGGCGCGGTAGGCGATGGCATCGCTGACGGTCTCGCAGCCGTAAGCGTTGGCATAGGCGAAGCCGCGAAGCTTCTCGGCGATCAATGCCAGCTCGGTGGCTACCGGCAGCGAATCGAGCTCAGGTACGCCGAGAATGCGCGGTTTGACGCCGAGCTGGGCTTCTGCTGCCAGCAGCGCCTTCATGCCCAGGTATTCGCCGGTTTGGCTTACACCGCCGATGATGTTGCTGGTGGTCGCGGCCTCGTCGGCGCCCTCTTCCACACGTACCACGACGGTGACGGGCGATGCCTGGTCGGCGATGGCATCCAGGCTGCGGGCCAGAGTGCCCAACTCGCCGGCGGAGCCGGACGCAGTGAGCACGTCCGTGAGCAGCACGGGCTTGTTGAGCGGGAACTTGACCGCATCAGCATCCGACGCGGTGCAGACCATGCCCACCACGGCGGTGGAAACGGTGCGAATGGGGCGCGTGCCCTCGTTGATTTCGAGGACGCGGACGCCGTGATGGTAATCGGTCGACATGCGGGAGGCTCCTGCGGGGCGTATGCCTGATCAGTGAGCCTTGAGGGTGACGCGCGCGCGCAAGAGGCGCACGCGGCGGGCTGTGTAGCGGTGGGCCTTACAGCACATGCGCGCCAGATGTAGGATGCCGCCTACACTCAAGCAGGAAGCGCTATGTTCACGATAATGAATGGAATCAGTTTCGTATTGTTACGGGTAATCCCCTTTTTCATCTTCGTCGCCTTCGCCTATTCCTTTTTGGGGATCGGCGACTTCTTTGACGAAAGCGGGGTTCCAAAGGAATGCAAGCTTCCCGGACTGATCATTCAGAAAGCGCAGCTGAGTACAGGGGGCACGTGTTCGGTTGATGTTAAGGAACCAAGCTGGAAGCGAAAACTTTCAGTACCTGGCTCGACCTGGTGCTATCTGGTCAAGTACCCAGACGTTGACGGCTTTATTGACAGCTCGAATCCCTCGATTTGCAGCGTTAGGTACTCCACCGCATATGCGAAACCACTCCAATAAGGCCGTTTAGCCGCTAGATTGTGGATTTGGCTACCCCCCTCCCGCATTTCCAACACCCGTAACAGCAACCTCGATCGCGGCGATGGTCTGCTCGGCCAGCTGCTGCGCCTGCTCGTCCTCGCCAGCGGCCATCAGCGAGCGGATCTGCTCCTTGGCGGCCAGGCGGGTTTCGCGGATGACGTACAGCGCCTCGGTGTAGGCCGCGGCCTCGGCCAGGATGCTGTCCGCTGCCTGCTGCGCGGTGCGGCCGTTGATGGCCCAGGCGGCGACGGTGCGGGGCACCGCGTCTGCCGGGTAGCCGGCATCAGCGAAGTCCTGCGCCTCGATGCGGGCGCGGTCGTATTCGACGGCTCGCAGCGGGTCGCCGGCGACGCTGGCGCGCGCAGCGTCCGCAGCGGTATCGATAGCAGAACAAAGCTCGGCCAGTCTAATCGGCGGCTCTGCGAGCGCGAGCTTTCCGTCTATCAACAGAATCCGCTTGCCCTTGGCGCGGCCATCGAGAAGTTCCGTCAGCTTTTCCGGAGAAACATCAACCGCATCGGCCGGAATGGATTGATGCAGGCCTGGCAAGAAGAATGCGTTTGCCGAGGGGCTGAATACATGCATGTGTTATCTCCCGAAAGCGATGAAGCGGGCCAGGTTTCCACTGACTGAAGCCATAGCGGTGTAAGTCGAAAGGGTGGCAGGCTCTGCTGCGAAATGTTGCAGGCCGCTAGCGGTCGCGCCATCGTTGATCAGTATTTGTAGAAACGCATTGGGGAACGGAATCGGTAGCGCATAATCTCCAGCCGTCGCCGCAATCACCTGGCTACCCCATTGCACGATGAAGCCACCCAACCATGACGGGAACGCGATATATCCCTGAGTATTGAATAGGGCAGAGAAGCCCCATCGTAGTTTCTTCGGGCTGACAATCACGTTATCGGCCGACCCAGCATCTACCTCGGCTTGGGTGCCAACCTTCGCCGCTCCCGATGTGGACTCACTTGCAGCGGCGACGGTGTGCGTGTGACTGCCTGCACTGACGGCGTTGCTGGTCGCGCCGGAGACCGTACCCGGCGTACCAAGGCTGATGGTCCGGTCTAAGGTCAGGCTTCCCCCGCCGGTGAGGCCGTTACCCGCGCTGACCAGGCGAGAGGTCTCGACTGGAGACAGATTTCCTGAATGGAACAGCTCCTGCCAAGGGGTCCAGCCGCTGCCAGTGAGATGCCGGACGGAGACGCGCACCGACGTACTGGGGTCCATGAAATGCATTTGCGAGCAGCGCGCGGAGACACCACCAGCCAGCACCAATATCGAGGATGCGGATGCGTTCGTATAGCTCGGCCGGTTAGCAGCGCTGCCGCCTATGGTGTAGAAGCCAGGCCGTGTCAGGTTGTTGCAATCGGTGGACTCGCTGGGCGCACTGGCTGATCCGAGACCGAACGATCCTACGGTTAGAAGCGCATCGGCGGTCGTATCAACGGGATTGGACTGCACACGACTGCTCGGCAGCTTTTCGTCCTGCAGCTTCTTACCCTGGGCTGCAGTAAGCGCCTGGCTGGTACTCGTACTGGCCAAGGTATTGTTCAGCTGAACAATGCCCGCCTCTGACGTCGAAGCGGGGGGCAGGTCAAGCGCATGCGTGTGGCTTTCTGCACTGACGGCGTTGCTGGTCGCGCCGGAGACTGTGCCCGGCGTACCCAGGCTGATGGTCCGGTCTACGGTCAGGCTTCCCCCGCCGGTGAGGCCGTTACCCGCGCTGACCAGGCGAGAGGTCTCGACTGGAGACAGATTTCCTGAATGGAACAGCTCCTGCCAAGGGGTCCAGCCGCTGCCAGTAAGATGCCGGACGGAGACGCGCACCGACGCATCGGGGTCCATGAAGTACATTTGCGAGCAGCGCGCCGAGACGCCGCCGGCAAGTACCAGCATGCCTGCCACCGACCCCGTAGCATAGCTCGGCCGGTTAGCAGCGCTGCCACCAATCGAATAGAAGCCAGGGCGTGTCAGGTTGTTGCAATCGGTGGATTCGCTGGGCGCACTGGCTGATCCGAGACCGAACGATCCTACGGCTAGAAGCGCATCGGCAGTCGTATCAACGGGATTGGACTGCACGCGACTGATCGGCAGTTTTTCGTCCTGCAGCTTCTTGCCCTGCGCTGCCGTCAAAGCCTGCACGGTGCTCGTGCTGGTCAGAGTGTTATTGAGTTGAACAAGACCCGCCCGGGTTGTGCTACCCGTCAGGCTCTTGAGGCCTGCCGGGGTGACCGCGCGCGAGCCATCGCTACCCGTCTGCGTCTCTTCTGGCGTAGCCAGTTCAACCACTCCTTTGACCGTTGTGGTCGCAGGCGGGTTAATGAAGCTGATGTCGCCGAATGTGATGCTAGTGGCGTTAAGGCTCTCCAGGATGATGTCGGTTGCCAGCAGCAACGTGGACGGCCCCGCCTTCTGAATGATCCACCCAGATGCCGCCGGCTGCGAGTAGACAGCGATAAGTGTGCCTTTGTCGCTGAACAGGCCGAACTCCCCGACGTTGTAGGCCGCCGAGGTCTCATCCAAGGCCATCACATGAATGGTGTCCGCAGCCACGGCCTGTCCCGCGATCGAACTCACTCGCTTGACCTGCGCCTGTAGGGCTGTTTGCGTCTTAGTCGGGGCGTATTGGCCAGTGCCGAAACCGATCTCAGTGATGGTGACCGGGCCTGTGCCGGTGTTCTGGGCGTTGATGATCTCGGCGCGGCCGGCATCGGTGATGGTGATGGGTAGAGCCATTACGGGGCCTCAGTGCATTGCAGGCGGCGGTAGATGACTGGCCTTGCGGCGCCCTGCAGGCCGAGGCCTCCAGTGGCGGCCAGGCCGAGCGTTAGCGTGAAGTGGGAGCGCACGGGTTTGGTGCGCTCTATCTCTTTGATGATGTCCTGCTGGTAGGCGGCGGTATTGGGGACGCTAGCACCGAGCGTGAGCACTACCTCGAAGGTGTGCGGCGCGCCCATAGGCTCGGTTTGCCACCACTCGCGGAGGGCCAAGCTGCTGCCGAAACTGCGCACAACGTCGCGCACGCTCTTGGCCGTGCCCTTCCGACGCTGAATGTCGACGGCGGAGCGGATACGGGCACGCTTGACCGCCTCTGGCCAGTACGGCTGCCAGCTATCGAGCGAGAGCGTCCAGGCAAGCCAGGGCAGCAGGTGCGCCGGGCAGGTGTCCGGATTCCAGAGATCGCGCAGCGGTACGGCCATGGTGCCGAGGCGAAGGGTGGCCTGCTCCAGCTTGCGCTCAAGCGACGAGGCATTGGGCGGCAGCAGGCTCGGCTGGTCACTCATCCAGACCACCATCGGTGAGGTTGATGGCGGTGCAGTAGGACGCGCTCTGGCGGTTGACCACTAGGTTGGCGGTTGGGCTTGCCAGATCCACGCGCTGCACCCCTGGCTGGTGGAGCGCGGCATAGATGCCGGACAGCGTTACATCCAACCCGAGGCGATGCTGGCCGTTGGTGTAGGCGTCCAACGCCGCGCGGGCATTGGCCATGATCACCTCACGGTCCGGGCCGGCGTAGAAGTACAGGGTCGCGGTGATCTGGTACTGGACGATGGTGGCGGCCTGTACCTGGACGTAGTCCGTGAGGGGCCGGACGCTCTCGTCGCTCAGCTTGGCCAAGACGGTAGAAAGTAGCGAAGCGTCTGGCGTGCCGGTACCGGCACGCGACAGAACCGTAATCAGTACTTGCCCCGGGGTTGGACTGATGGCGCTGGCGTCGAGCACCTGCCCGTCCGCACTGAGGGCATGGAAGATGTAGGCGCCTTCGGGGCCTGCAGTCGACAACCCTTCCAGCGAGAGCTGGATGCGGTAGCGGAAGTCGCTGTCGCTTTCGTAGACGGCGGCAATCGGCGGAACCGCAGTTAGAACAGCGGGGCTGATGAGCAAACGCTCGACGCCGAACAGGGAGCCGAGGTTGTCCAGGTCGGTGCCGGTGGAATAAGGCAGCATGACGGCCCGCGCGGCATCGTTGATGCGGGCGCGCAGCTGCAGCTCGCGGAAGGCGCAAACCTCCAGCAGCTTTACGAACGGCTCCGACTCGATCTGCGCGTCCAGCTCGGGGGCACGTTCGGCCAGCTCCGTCAGCATCTCGCTGAGGATCTGCTCGAAGTCCAGCGGCTCGATCACATCCGGAGGGGCCACCTGGGCGAGGTTGATGGCGGTGAACTGGCTCATGTGATGGCTCCGAGACGCAGGGGAATGCGCAGGCTGAGCGGCTCGTTGACGTCGGCGCGGCTGCCCTCGATGTCGAGCACCACCTGCCCAGCCTGCTCGCCCAGGAACAGCTGCACACGGCTCAGACGGATGCGCGGTTCCCATCGCAGCAGCGCCATGGCAGTGGCGGCGTAAGCCTGCAGGCGGGTGGCGTCGTTGGTGGGCCAATCGATCAGGTCGGGCAGCTGGCTGCCGTACTCGCGGCGCATCACGCGGGAACCGATGGGTGTGGTGAGGATGTCGGCGATCGACTGCGCCAGGTGCGCGTTGCCCTCGATGGCGCGGCCAGTGGTAGCTGACATGCCGATCATTTGGGCACCGCCGTGGTTCCGGAGCCGGTTTGCACGCCGCCATGCTTGTGCGTGACCAAGCTGATGCCAGCGGCGATGACGTCTGTGCTGACGGTGACGGTGCCGGTGATGTCCACATTGCCGTGGATGGTCACGCCACCCGGCGCGGTGAGCTGGGCCTTGCCGCCGGTGGGCAGTGTGGCGCTCAGTGTGTGAGTGGCGTGGTCGTAATTGATCACAGCCCCGTCCGGGTATGTCCGGCGGCGCACATTCGCGCTGTTCGCCGGGGCCGGGCGTTGCTGTGAGTAGAGCCCGACCAGGGCAACGCCCTGGGCCGGTTCGCCGCTAGGGCTTAACAGGATGCACTGCTCGCCGACCGTCGGCGGATCCCAATCGCTGCTGTCGCCAGCGCGCAGGGCGAGCCAGGGCAGGTTCGGCACGCTGAGCCCGCCGGTGCTGACTGTGCAGCGCGCAGCCTGATGGTCCACCGCGGCGATGGTGCCGAGGCGGATCAGGTTTTCGAGGCGGCGCAGGAGGTCGGTGATATTCATGGCCCCATGCTGGCGTTCGCGCGCGCGGGGTGCATTCGTGGGGCTGTGTATGGAGCGTCGTTACAGCTTCAGCGCACCAGGTGCTCGAGCAGGCGATCGCGGATCAGTTCGAGATCCGCATCGGTGAAGCCGAGCAGCTCGCGGCGGGCGTACTGCACATCCGCCGCGCCAGGGGCTGGGCGATCGCGCAGGCCGTACTGATGAATGCGGGCGATGCGCGACAGGCGTCCGGCGAAGCCGATGGCGATGGTGCTGGCGTCGCTCTGCAGGCGCAGGTAACGGGCGGTGCGCAGCTTGGTGAACATCTGCCGCTTGCGTTTGATTCGCCCGGCCTTGGCGCGTAGCTCCTGCCGGGATTTGCGCGGGGCAAAGGGGGTGCCGTCGGCGTTGCGCTGCGCGGCGATGCGCTGCTGCTGGCTGCGGCGCAGGTCGCGGGCGATGGTGCCGGTGACCTTGCGGCGCTCGGCCGGCTGCAGTTGGGCGAGCAGCGCGCCGGCCCAGTCCTCGAGGGCGCGCAGGTCGTCAGCCATTACGCGGCCTCGGGTGCGGGCTGGCGATGTCGGTGCCGATGCCTTCGATGCTGTCCCATTCGGCGATCAGCATGCCCTTGGCGTAGAGCTGCCAGTGGCCGGCTGGGTAATACGGTTCGAGCTGTGGCTCCACGGGGTGGTCAACGTGCAGCGTGCCATCGGCCTGCTGCTTGACGATCACCCGCTCGGTGAGCGGCAGGGTAATGGACAGGTCCACCTTGCTGTTGTCGAGGATGTCGGCCTCGAACTTGATGGCGTCCCTACCCTTCTCCTGGTTCTCCATCAGCTCGCGCTGGTTGACCAGCACCCAGGCGAACAGCGGGATGGCGACGGCGTCCGGATGGCCGGCGAAGTCCGTCAGGATCAGGTTGAGCGTGTAGCTGTATTCGAACGACAGGCCAGGCGCGGCGGTGCTGCGCATGCTGCCGTTGTCGATGAATACCAGCAGACGGTCGGGATTGCGCTTGAGCTCGGGGATGGCGGCCAGCAGGTGGGCGCGCAGGGATTCGGGCTTGTTCATGGCTGGGTGCTGCGCGCGTTGTGGTCCACCACCAGGTCGACCTTGGCGGCGCACTCACCCCAGGCGCCCATGAGGTAGTCGGCGTCGTCGCTCAGTTCGCCGTTACTGGCCGGCGCCGCCGGGTCCAGCGTGCAGCGCGTCACGACCGGACAGCCACTGACGGTAACCGTCTGCTCCGGTGATAGCGGGACGTTGGTGCAGGCGGCGAGCAGCATCAGGCATAGGCTGAGCAGCCCAAGTCGCATGGGTTGGGTCTTCACGGCGGCGTTCCTTCTTCTTGAGCTGATCGGTGGCCTGGGCCTGGCGCATGTCGCTGAGCGTCTGCTGCAGGGCGAGCTGGTCCAGGCGCTGGGTGGCGACCTCGCCAGTGAGGCGGGTGATGGTGGCGGCCTGGTTGGCGTTGCGCTGCTTGGCGGTTTTCAGGCGCTCGGTGGCGAGATCCGTGCGGGCGTTTGCCGCGTCGATCCGCTGAGCCTGGATGTTCAAGGCCACCAGCAGCGCAACGACCAGCCCCGCTACGCCAAGCCAAACTTTCCAGCTGGTCATGCTGCCTGCTCCTGGGCGTGCTCTGCGGCGAACTGGCCATAGGCCCGGGCGAGCTTCACGTCGTAGAGGTTCTTGGCGTAGGCCGGGCCGTTGTAGCGCTTGGCGAACTCGGCCCACTTGCGCGCCTTGAGCGCCTTGTGCAGCGCGGGGTCGGTTTCGATAAAGGTGACGAAGGCGTCGAGCTGGGCGGCCTCGCTCAAGGCCATGGTGTCCGCGAAGTGCTGCGCGTCGTGGTAGCCAAGGCGCTGCCAGTGGTAGCCCATGATCTGGAACAGGCCCCAGCTGGCGGATTCCAGCGCGGCGGCGTAGTGGATCTGCGCGGCCTGGGCGAGGCGTTGATGCTCGGCGGTGCCGCCGATGTAGCCGCCGGACTTGCGGTTGACCAGGGCGGGATGCTTGGCGGCCAGTGCATCGGACTCAGCCTCGCTCAGGCCATTGGTCTGGAGTCGGGCGTGCATGACGTGCCGTTCGAACAGGATCACCGGGCGGCCATTGCTGGCGAAGCCCTCGCCGCGGCTCTCCACCTGGTTGATGGCCATGACGCTGGCCAGCGGCACGCCGAGGCGGTCGGCGGCCTGCTGCAAGTCCTTCCGCTTGAGGTAGCGCGAGGTGTCGTAGCCGTGGAGCGCCGCCAGCGTCTTCGGACCCGCGACGCCATCGTCCACCAGGCCGGCGCGGCGCTGGAAGGCAACAACGACGCGCTCGGTCTGCTCACCGAAGTCGCCGTCAACGGCTACAGCGAAGCCGGCCAGCGTGAGTGCGGCCTGCAGGTTGCGCACGGAGAGGCCGCGGGCGCCGTTGCGAAGGAGCTGGGTCATAGTTGGTCCGCCTTGCGATCAAAAAGACGCTTGGCCGCAGCGCGCACGCCCTCTGCACCCACCAAGCCGATGATGCCGCCGAAGAACGGTGCGGTTTCTACCGCGATGCCGAACAGCGACAGCCCGTTGCTGAATGCGAGGGTGATGAGCCCGCAGACGAACGACTCGACCGCAATGCGACGAAGCTCGCCACCGCCAAGCATCAGCCGGGAGCCAGCGATGGCAGCCGACAACGCGGCGGCGTAGATCACCGGGTAGTTTTCCTGTGCCCACGTGGCGAGCCACGCCCAGGTTTCGGCTCTGTCAGGCATGCGCTTCATTCCACTGTCCGTTGGCTGTGAGGGTGTTGATGTGCTGGACCACTTCGCCCAGCTGTGCCGGGCTGTAGCGTTGCGGCATGGGGAAGCCGAGCGCGGCGGCGCAGAACTCGCTGCAGAACCAACGGCGACGGCTGTGCAGGCCGACCGGCAGCAGCTGGCTGCCGAACAGGCCGAAGAAGTCATAGCCCTGCCCGGCGTTGGCGCGGAACACGCGGGCGATCTGGCGGTAGTCCGCCCATGGCAGTGGGATCAGGTCCCAATGCTCGAGGTCGAGCACGATGCGCTTGGCACGCACGCCGCCGTCCATAGCGGAGGCAGAGAGCCATCGGCCATCGGCCATAACCAGTTCGCAATGGCTGTATTTGGAGCGCGTCCAGAGACGGATCAGGCGGTTGAACAGCGTGCCGCGGCCCTTGTAGAGGGCAAGGTAGATCAGTCCCATAGGTTCACCATTTGGCGTTGTTCGGCGCGCACGGCCTGTTCGGGCAGCAGAACCTGCGTGCCGTGTGGGATGACCGGGCCGAGGTCGGCCAGGCCGGGGTTGGCGTCGAGCACCTGCTCGACCACGCCGGCGGTGCGCCCGTAGTGCCGCCAGCAGATGGCGTCGACGGTGTCGCCCTGCTGGGCGCGCAGGCTGGCCATCAGATGAGTTCCACGGTGGTGTGCACGCGGCCGAGGATGCTGCGCATCGCCCAGCGGGCATCGCGGCGGTATTCGTCAGCGGTGGGGGTCAGGGCTTCGGCACGCTCGGCACCGTCACCGGTGGCGCTGTAGTCGCGCATGCGCTCGGCCAGCTCGGCGCCGGCGCTGCAGTAGATGGCGCGGCGGTAGAGATGCAGCAGCTGGCTTTCGCCCTGGATCTGATCTGCCGGAACGTCGGCCAGCCTGGCGTTGCCGGCAGCGAGCTGCTGGGCCTTCCAGGATTTGAGTTCGCGGTTGATCTCAATCACCGCGTTGACGGCGGCGGTTTCGAGACGGGCATCGGTAATGCTGCCGTCCAGGCGCAGGGATTCGCGCATGTGCTGGCCGTCGAGGTCTGGAAACCAGCCATCGTTGGTAATGGGGTACGGCGCAGTGCTGGCGCCTGCTGCGATGAATGCGCTCATGTTGAAAGCCCGTTGAGATCGGTGCGCGAGATCTCTCGGAGGAGATCCGCACGGGTGAACAGGTGGGCATTCTCGACAACGAGCGTGTGCAGCAGGTCGCTTGAAAAGCGAATGGACAGCGCTCGCTCGCTGGCATTGGCCGGCATGATTCCGTCGCGCCCGATCGGACCGGTGCAGACAGTTCTGTCGTAAGCCTCGGTTTCGTGGACGTATCGCAGAGCAGCTTCCCGGCGCTGCTGGTCAGCCTCGGTCCGCTCGAAGGTGCAAAGGAATTGTTCGGCAAATGCGCTCATGAATCCTTTCCCTAGTTCGGCGGTGGTCGGGGCTTCACGACAAGGCCAAGGAGAAAGCCTGTCGATCAGCCCCGAGCCGCCGAGTGCGTGGGGGACGCTCAGTTAGCGGGTGGCTCGCCGGTAACGGGTACGGTGCTCGGTGCGCCCTCTTCGCTCGGCTGGCTTTCGTCTTGCTCGGACGTCGGCTGGTCGGGCTCGGTGGGCTCGCCGGTACCGGGTTCGGTTGGCTTGCTTTCCGCGTGTTTCTTCAGGAGGCGCTCGACGCGCTCCAGATCCTTTTTGCCGCCGCAGTTGCTGTGCAGGTCGATGGCGCGGGCCAGGTGGGCACGTGCTTCTTCCATGCCTTCAGCGTTCGGCGCCGCTTCGTCCAGCTCGGCCAGGTAGGCCTTGCCCAGGGCGAGGTGCAGCTTGGCGCGGGCTTCATCGGGCATGTCGTGAGCGGCGGTGATGTCTGCGGCCAGCGACAGGACGAAACGGTCAAACGGTGCGCCGGCTTTCTGCTGCTTGAGGGCAGCGTTGGCCACCTCCTCCGCCAGCAGGCATCCGGTGGTGCGGGCGAAACGGTCGGGCATTTTCAGGTTGTGCTTGAGCACGTAGCGGCCAATGTTCAGCGCGCTGACGAAATCGCCGGCGTCGATGCTCCACACCATCAGGGTGGTGAGCACATCGTCCTGGGCGCCGTTGCCGGCGGACAGCACGCCCTCGATATAGGGGGCATAAGCCGGGATCAGCATGCGCTTGAGCTCGGCCTTGCCCTGCTCCGACTGCACATTTTTGAGGCGCAGCCGGTCCTGGTTCAGCTGCATAAGCTGCTGTTCGTAGGCAGTGGCGCCGGCCATGGACCGCTCCGGCGCTGCCTCAGCGGCCTGCAGGGCTGCGCGTTTGCGCAGCTGCGTGCGTTGGGCGAGGGTCAGGGACATGGCTTATGCCTCAGTCGGTGCCGGGTAGGTCATGGCTTCGATGTTCTCCACAAGGGCCACGGCGCCGAAATCCTCAACGACGTAGGCGTCGTTGCTGGACTGGTAGTCGGCGATGCGGTCGTATTCCGGCTCATCTTTCAGGTGGCGGCGGCGCGCGCCTTCCTGCCAGTAGATGGAGAGGTTTTTCAGGAAGGTGACCAGCACGGTGCCTTCTGGAAAGAACGGCGCATCGACCACCGGCAGGCCGCCAAGGCGAGCACGGCTGACGATTTCCTGGGCGGCATTCTCCTCCTGGTTGGAAGCGGAGCCCTTCTCAACGGCCTTGAGCAGTTTTTCGTGCATGAGGTCGCGGCTGACCAGCACGACCAGGTCAGGGCGGGAGCGGTGCCATGGGTCAAGCAGCTGAATGGCATCGAACACCAGGCCGTCGAGGGTCTGGTAGTCGCCGCTGATTTCGGTGTCCACGCCCGCCACTTTGATGACCTTGGTGGCGCCCACGGTGACTTTGTCGGCCACCGCGCCTTCGTCGATGACATGGGCGGGCGCTTTGGTGCGGATCTTATGCAGCCAGCCGATGTTGACGTCTTGCAGCAGCGGGTTGGTGGTGGCGTTGGTGGCTGCGGCGGCGCTGACGCCGTTGAAGCCGACCATGATGCGGTCCAGGGCCTGTCGCTGGATGATGGCGTTGGTCAGGCGCACCTGAAAATCAGGGAATTTGGCCCAGGCGTCCAGCAGCGAGTAGGGGAAGGCGCTGTCGTAGTTGGTCTGCACGCAGGAGTAGCTGTCCTTGGCCAGCGATTGGCGCTGCTGCGGGGTGCGGCGGTTGCCCTCGGCGGTGTTGGTGCGGCTGGCAATGGGGCCGTTGACGCCGAGCAGCAGGGCTTCGCCGGTCTGCTCGATGACGCCAATCAGGTTGATGCTGTTCAGGAATGCGCTGGATTCCTGCATGGCGGTTTCAAGCGTTTGCTGCACCGAGGGGGTGACGTTGAATTTCTCGGTGGCACTGGCTACGCCGTTGAGCAGTGCGATCTGCGCGGCCAGGGCGGTGAAGACGAGACGGGTTTCGTTGCGCATGGGGTGTTCTCCGGGGCTGAATGGGCTGTGCGTTGGGCTCAGAACTGGGTTTTGATCTGGCCGTCGCCGCCCGCTACCGGGGGGCGTTGCTGTTGGTTGTGGTCAGCGGTTTTGCCGAGCTTTTCGGTCAGCTCGGCAACAGTCGTTTCGAGCTGAGTGGCCTTGTCGCTCAGTGCGGTGAGCTCGGCGCTGTACCTCTCCAGACCGGCCTGCCGCTTTTCAGCGAATTCCACCAGGGCGGTGACGGCATCGCCGATCTCGGCGAACTGGCTGTCGGCTTCCTTACCCTTGGCGAAGAGGGCCTTGACGCGATTGGCCAGATCCCCAAATGCGCCCGGCTTCTCGGTGACTTCTTCGAATTCGAGTTCCGCCTCTTCAGCGGCGGTAAACAGGTTGTCCGGATGCTGTTTGCGGTTCGCCAGGGTGCCGTGCTTGGCGCTGAATTCGAGCGCTTCGGTACCCAGGCTGGCGGGGCTGTCGGTGATTGCAAGGCCGATGAGGTAGGCCTTGCCGGTGTCGGCGAACTTGGGCTGGACCTCGATCGAGGTGTAGACCTTCTGTCGCTTTTTGTTCAGGGCCAGCAACGCCTCGTTGGGCTCGATCTGGGCATACAGGGCGAGTTTCTTCTCGCCGTTGATCTCGACCTCTTCGGCCTTTACCGCAAGCACGTCACCGTAGGCGCCGAATGGCGTGTCGGGCGCGATGCCCTTGATGTGCTCGCAGTTGATGCGGGCGCCGTAGGTGGCCGGGTTGTATTGGGCTGCGATGTCTTCGATCCAGCTGCGCTCGATGGTGCGGCCATCGGTGGTCGCGCCTTCGACGGCGATGCGGGTCCACTTGGAGCGGAATTTCTTGGCGGGGGTGGTGGTGCCGGCCATGCGGTCTGTCCTCAGTCGGTAGCTGCTGGGTGCAGTTGCTGTGAGGGCATGGTCGGCAGCCCGCGCACTGCGGGCAATTCGCGCACCCTGTACTGGCTGGACATACAGGGCGCCGGAGTAACGGCTCGCGCGCGTGAGCGGCAGCATCGGCGCCATGAATGCACCCGCCGAACTCCCCGCTCAACGCGACAACCGCCGCCAGGCCAAGTTTTTGTACTGGACGGGTTGGCGCATCACGGATATCGCCGACTACCTGGGCGAGAAAGAAAAGACCGTCCACAGCTGGAAGGCGCGGGACGAATGGGACCGGGCCGACAACGTGGAGCGAATCGGTGGCGCGCTGGAGGCCCGCCTTGTGCAGCTGATCCTGAAGGACGGCAAGACGGGCGGCGACTTCAAGGAAATCGATCTGCTGCACCGCCAGCTGGAGCGGCAGGCGCGAATCGAGCGATTCAAGGGCGGTGGCACTGAGGCGGAGCTCAACCCGAACCTGGACAAGCGCAACGCCGGGCCGAAGAAGGCGCCGAAGCGCAACGAGTTCGCCGAGGAGCACGTCGAGCAGCTCGAGGAGGCGTTCCGCGACGGGTGCTTCGGCTATCAGCTGGACTGGTACCGGGCGGGCAACCAACGGACCCGGGCGATTCTCAAGTCACGCCAGATTGGCGCCACCTTCTACTTCGCCCGTGAGGCGCTGATCGATGCGCTGGTGACGGGGCGCAATCAGATCTTCCTGTCTGCGTCGAAGAATCAGGCGCACATCTTCAAGGCATACATCCAGGCATTCGCCCGCGAGGTGTGCCAGGTGGAGCTGACCGGCGACCCGATCATTCTGAGCAACGGCGCGGAGCTGCACTTCCTCGGTACCAACGCGCGGACGGCGCAGGGCTATCACGGCAATTTCTACTTCGACGAATTCTTCTGGACGTTCAAGTTCAACGAGCTGAACAAGGTCGCCAGCGGCATGGCGATGCAGAAGCAATACCGCCGCACCTATTTCTCGACGCCCTCCTCTATGGCGCATGAGGCCTATTCGTTCTGGACGGGTGAGCGCTTCAACAAGGGCAAGCCGGCGGCGCAGCGGATCAGCATCGATGTTTCGCATGACGCGCTGCAGCAGGGGCGGCTTTGCGAGGACCGGATCTGGCGGCAGATCGTGACCATCCTGGATGCCGAGCAGCGCGGCTGCGATCTGTTCGACATCGAGGAGCTGCGCCTCGAGTACAGCGCCGAGGCCTACGCGAACCTGCTGATGTGCCAGTTCGTCGACGACGGGGCCTCGATCTTCCCGCTGGCGGTGCTGCAGCCGTGCATGGTGGATAGCTGGATCGAGTGGAACGAGGACTACAAGCCGTTCGCCGATCGGCCGTTTGGTGACCGGCAGGTGTGGGTGGGTTATGACCCCGCCGAAACCGGGGACAGCGCCGGCTTGGTGGTGGTGGCGCCGCCGCTGGTACCGGGCGGGAAGTTCCGCGTGCTCGAGCGACATCAGTTCCGCGGGATGGACTTCGCCGCCCAGGCCGAGGCGATCCGCCGGGTGACGCTGCGCTATTGGGTGACGTACATCGGCATCGACATGACGGGCATGGGCTCGGGCGTGGCGCAGCTGGTGAAGCAGTTCTTCCCGAACCTGACCACCTTCAGCTACTCGCCGGAGGTGAAAACGCGCTTGGTGCTGAAGGCCTATGACGTGATCCACAAGGGCCGGCTCGAATTCGACGCCGGCTGGACGGACCTTGCCTCCTCGCTGATGGCGATCCGCAAAACCACCACGGCCAGCGGCCGGCAGATGACCTACACCGCCGGCCGCACCGATGAAACCGGCCACGCCGATCTGGCCTGGGCGCTGTTCCATGCCCTGCACAACGAGCCGCTCGAGGGCATGACCGCCCAGAACACCAGCTTTATGGAGATCTACTGATGACCACTGACATTGCAGCCGCACCTGCCCCAGGTATCGAGGCCTTCACGTTCGGCGATCCGATGCCGGTGCTCGACGGGCGCGAGCTGCTCGACTATCTGGAATGCTGGCTGAATGGCCGCTGGTACGAGCCGCCGCTGTCGCTGGATGGGCTGGCGAAGTCGACCAGGGCGAGTGTGTTCCTGCAGAGCGGGCTCAACTTCAAGCGCAACATGCTCGAGCGCACCTTTATCCCGCATCGCCTGCTGAGCCGGCAGGCGTTCGGCCAGTTCGCCCTGGATTGGCTGTGGTGTGGCAATGCGTACTTGGAGCGGCGGCAGAACATGCTCGGCCAGCCGCTGAGCCTGCAGCCGACGCTGGCGAAGTACATGCGCCGCGGTGCCGACTTGGAAACCTACTACCAGGTGCGCGGCTGGCGCGATGAGCATGAATTCAAGGCCGGGACGATCTGCCATCTGCGCGAGGCGGATATCAACCAGGAGGTGTATGGCCTGCCGGAGTGGCTGTCGGCGCTGCAGTCGGCGCTGCTGAACGAGTCGGCCACGCTGTTCCGCCGGCGGTACTACCAGAACGGCAGCCATGCCGGCTTCATCATGTACATGACCGATGCTGCGCAGAAGGAAGAGGACGTCGACGCCCTACGCACCGCGCTGAAATCGGCCAAGGGGCCGGGAAACTTCCGCAACCTGTTCATGTACGCACCTGGTGGCAAGAAGGACGGCATCCAGCTGTTGCCGGTGAGCGAGGTGGCGGCAAAGGATGAGTTCGGCTCGATCAAGAACATCAGCCGCGACGATCTGCTGGCGGCGCTCCGGATCCCGCCGCAGCTGATGGGCATCGTGCCGCAGAACGCCGGGGGCTTTGGCTCGCTGCGCGAGGCCGCTGAGGTGTGGGCGGTCAACGAGCTGGAGCCGATCCAGGCAAGGCTGGCTCAGGTGAATGAGTGGATTGGGGATGAGGTGGTGCGGTTTCGGACATTTGAGTTGCCGGCAAAAGGGTGATGTCTCTATGTCAGAAGCTTGTTTCATGCAGCGATGTCGGCGCATGAAACTATCACTACAACATCTGTAGTAGGCATTTCATATCACTATCCAACTTCGGGTAGTCATGAGTCCAACCGAGCAGGTCCACAACGTCCTTTGCTAAGGACTGGAAAGGTGGCGCCATCACAAAATGTTGCGGGTCGTGCTGGTTCAACGCTCGAAACGTCTCGACCCAAGTGCTTCGATCTCTCCCCTTTATGAGCTTACCGCTGCTATTCAGCTCCGGTTCGAGCCGAGTCTCCTCATAGTGCATGGCCTGATTCCGCCCATGCCAAATCAGATCCCGAACGCATGTGCAGGAAACCTGCCTGCCCTCAGGTGCGCGAGTTCGTTGACCGTAGCCGATTGAAAGCGCCTGCTTGGCTATTTGCAATATCGCACCACCAGCTATACCAATCAGCAAATCACCGGTAGCAAGTCCATTTTCGTTCCCGCGCAGCTTCATTCGGATTCGTTCTAAGCGAGCGCTGTCTATGCCTGGCGTACCTTCCAGATGGCCAAACAATGCCAAGGTCTTTTCATTGCTGCACAGAGCGATGGTTAGGCCTTCCTGATTCAACAGTTGCATGTTTATTGAGCTGTGCAGCTGCAGCAGCATTTGTTGAGACCGATTAAAAAAGACAACCGCCTCTTGGTTCAT